ATAGGAGTCTGCGCTGATGCCCCTGATAGTCGAGCCATTGGCAAGCTCAATCACGTGATCCTGCTTGTTGTAGTTGACTACAAGCTCTCGGGGTATGTTGGCAAGCAAGCCTGACACTCCCTCAAAGCAGGTGAACTTGACGTCCGAACTGGTGGGGGCTAGAACGAGCCCGCGGCTGTTGGGGTGCGTCCAGCACCACCACCACAGGGCATGGCTCCCAGCGTGGCTCTTGCCGGCTCCACGGCCTGCGAGGAGGAGCCACACGGTGTAGTCTTGCTCAAGGTCAGGGGGGATCTGATAGGGGTGAGCCTTTGCGACCCACTCCAAGTGCTTGATGTGCGCCAACCTGTCAAGCTCAGGGCGAGCCATGAACTCCTTAGCCGTCTCAGCGTCAAGCAGATCCAGCACGGGTCTTCATCTCCAAATTGCGCACCAACTCGAACAGGCGGCTTGTGCCAGTGTCCTCGGTCTTAATGGAGGCGGCGCCCTCCACCCCATGCAAGCCCAGCTTGTCGCCATATTTGGTAGGGTGGAACTTAGCCAGCAACTTCAGGCGGGTCTCAATCTGAAGCTTGCGGTGTCCGAGCATGTCCTCAATTGTGGTTGTGGCGCCCTCATCACTCATCACCTGCTTCTGCCCAAACTGGGGAGTGTCAGCAATCAACAAGCACTCCTCAGCGATGGCGTCATAGCCAATGTCTCGCGCACGTGCGATGGATGCAGAAAGCCCGACACCGTCAGCGCCCAAAGAATCATCTTTCGCCATCCAATCGTAGACAGTCCTCCAAGCGGGGAAGCCATCGTTCTCTCTGCATATCTGTCTTAACGGTATTCCCTCACTCAGTTGTTCGCATATCACCTTAGCAATCTCGGGTGAGTATTTGCTGGGTCTTCCAGTGCGTTTTACCGTTTGGGTTTTTTTGGCGGGCGCGGGCGCGGCTACTTTGCGCGGCTTAGCAGTCTTTGATTGTGATGCTGACGTTTCAGGCATGATCCCTATTCCGAGTTGGGTTGCAATGGCGCTGAGTGTATTCGCTTTTTAAGTTGTTAGCCCCATGAATCCAGCAAGGGTAACCCGTTCATCGTGATGCACCACTTCACAGGGACAGTTTCAGGGCTTGCGCCTTTCGGGTTTGACCAACACGGCTGGGGACTGGGCTTTCTAAAAGACACCCCGTCGGGTCGCCCACGACTCGGGACTTCGAGCCGCCTTCCAATCCCCATGCGTGTTGCGGGTACCAAGGCACCCTAGACACGTTGATTTTACTGCTTTTTATCCTTCTTGTGCAAGAACATTTGACGTTCGCGTATTGCGTCAATCTCAGCCCAAAGCTTGATGCCATACGGGTGGTCAGACTCGTAGCCTCCCACCTTCAGGGTCTCGTAACAGTCAGCCAATGCACGTGAAAGCTCATTGGCGCCGTAGTTAGCAAGCCTCATGCGTGCCTGCTCGGTGAAGTGCTGGTGGTTCACGCGTCCTCCTGCGCGGTGCGCTGAGCGGCCTTAAGTGCCTGTTCTATGCGCTCAATAAACTCAACCAACTCGTTAAGGTCGGCAAACTTGGTGTCGTAAGCCTCACCCACAAAAGTGAGGGCAAAGTCGATGCCGCCATCAAAGCCCTCTTTGTAGTCTTTGTTTGTCATGTCAATAATCCTCGCCTGCGCGGGCTGGCTGTGCGCCAGCAAACTGGGGGTTGATGGGCGCGTTGTGTTGCCATGCTTTGTTGGGCTTGATGCCAAGCTCTTCAATGTGGCGAACTGCAACATAATCCAAAGGAAGCGATGACCCAAGGATCATAAACACGGCACTTTTTTCTGTGACAGGGTGCGAAAACACACGCTTAGAACCATCATCATCTTTGATGACGACTACAAATTCTTTTTTTCCTTGACCTTTGTATTTCATTTTAAATCCTTCGCTGTTGGTTGTTAAATTGTCTTGAGACCATACTATAACGCATTTTAAACCGAATTGGTTGACAAAATTTTTAATTATTTTTCAACCAATTTTGATACTCAGCGTCCAGCACAGCCCTGATGGCTCGGCGCTTATCTTTTTGATCTAAAGCGTCTAGCACGTCCTGATACTTTTGCGCCATCTCTTCCGCTAATTTTAATTTTACCTCTGACGAAACCTCCTGACTCTTTAGAATCATTCGCCGATGCTTAGGGCACTGATCTACAAATGGGTGAAGCAATTCACTGCGCGTGGGGTGCTTGAGCTTGCGCAAAGCCTTTGCTTCAATTTGCCGTATTCGTTCTTTTGTAACGTCGAGCACCTTGCCAGTTTCGTCAAGAGTGAAATCACCCCAAAAACGGTACCAAAGCACTTTTCGCTCCTTGGGGCGCAAGCCCTCCAAAATTGCGGGCACAAGGCGCTCCAAATCAATTAGGGTGTCCCTGTCCTCACTCTGAGGCCTCATCCATTCAGGCAGGCGGTCAAACACCTCTTGCTCGGGCTCGTCATTGCGACTGCGCCAAAGCGTACCCACCTCAAGTGGGAAGTCTCGCAATGGGCCCTCGGGGGTTATTCTTCGCATGGTTAAAGTTTAGTTTCTGTCAGCAAAAAAACAGGGGGCAAAAGCCCCCCACCTTTTACTTTGACTTATGCGGCAACAAGCTCCTCAATGTCAATGACATTTTGCTTCAGGTTAGCCATGCCATCAGCCAATGACCACAGAGCACGGTTGAGCTTGACGTTCTCGCTGACGCCACCCACGGCGCGTGTAGTCAGGCGGCGACCTGTCTTGGCGCGTCCATGTACACCACCCTTGACCAAGGACTCTTGCACGCGGTTAAACGTTGTCCACAGGTCGTTCTTGCGGTCATCCCAGCGGTTAGGGATCAGCACGCGGTCAGCAGTCACAGGGGCTTGATCTTGCTCCCAGCGCAGGGACAGGGCGGCGTTAGCAAACAGGGTCTGCTCGTCAGGGGACAGGGTGATTGACTTGAATGTCTCCAAGCGCTCCTGAGCCACTTGCAGGTCGTCGAGGATACGTGTGGCGCCCTCGATAACGTTGTCCACTACGTTGCCGCTGTGGCGCACGCGGATGTCGTTGGTCACGTCGCCGGCAATCAAGCCGTTGTTGCAAACAAAACGGAAGAAGCCTGACAACAACTGGTAGCTGGAGCTACCGTCGTGGCTATTGAGCAGGATGATCTCGCCCACTTCACCGTCAGAGGCGGCGGCATCGGCGTGGCGCAGGCGAACCATGTGCTTGGTGTGCTCACGCTTGCTGATGTCGCGTACACGGGTTTGCTGAACCTCAAAGGGCTGAAAGCCCTCGCGGCGCAGACCGTCGATCACTGCAATGGTAGGGATGAATGTATAGCGGTCACCGCGTGACTCATGGGCACCATCAGCCACTACGCTGGGGGCGTAGTAAGCAATTTGGTCATTGGTCAAAGGCTGGTTTGAACGGTGGCCTTGGAAAGGGGTAGATTTTGCATAACGGTACATTTTAGATCCTTCGCTGTTGTTGAAAAAGTTAACTGTTTTGTCCTGAGACCATACTATAACGCAATTGAAACCGAATCGGTTGACAAGGTTTCAACTTTTTTTAAAATCTTTTAAATAAACCACAAAGTCAGCCAAGGTGCCCTTGTCCTCGCGCACCCAGTATTCTGCTTCATGCAGGATGTAATCACACCCGTGGTCAAAGCCCGAGTGGTAGCCGTCGTTCACGGCGTTAATCAAAGCCTGCTTAGCAATTTCATTAAGCTCAGTAATTGCCTTGCGCGTAGTTGTGACTACGGGCTTTTCGCAATGCTTGTGGACGCTCTGAAACTTGGCAAATGTGTCGTCAAGATCATCAAATGAGGTTACGCCCATCTTGATCTGCTGTTCGAAACCGCAATGCTTGCAAATCATAACGTTGTTATCCAGCAACAGATGATCAAGCTCTGTATTGGGCTGGATCAAGGCGCGAATGTCTTGGTTGACGCGGCGGTTGAATTCTGATTTGTCCATTGTCACCCCCTGATTAACGTGATGTTACTTTGACAGAAAAAGAAGCAGAAATCTTGGTGTATGCCAAGTATTTTTCTTCGCCAAACTCAGCAACAAACTTTTCTTTGTCAAACAAAGTTTTGTTGGACTCGCTGTAAGTGGCGCTGAACAGCGCACCCTCGAGGAATTGCACTGTCTTTTTGCCTGAGGCCTTGGTTGGCAGGAGACCCTTTGAGCCAAGGTCTTTGATGTTGTCTTTGATGGCATCAGCTTGCGCTGTCAAATCGGCAATTTGAGCCAAGAGAGCGCCGAGGGTGTCTACGCTGTTGAGTGTAAGGTCGTTGTTCATGGTGTTTCTTTCGCTGTTGGTTTAGAGGATTGAAGTATAACTCCAAGATAAACAACGCAACAGGTTTTGTGTTGGTTGACATGATTATTTTATAATTCTGTTGTTTTTCTCCAAATCTAACAAAATTTGTGTGTCATCCAGCAAATCAGCCTCGGTGTACCCGTAGTGTTTGACAAACCCCTTGGTTCCAAGCCCGTGCAAGCCCGTCTTGCCTCGGTGGTGCTCGGGGCATAGGGGAATGACGTCCATATGGCTAGAGCGCCTTCCTGCCCCTGTTCCTGCTCTTGGGTGATGCAACTCAGCAGGAGTGCCCTCGTACCCCATGCGGCGGCATACCACGCACCCTAGATAAGCCACCCTGTCCATGTGCTTTTTCTCTGCAATTGTTGTCATTGCTTAGGCTCCTTACTGGTGGGCTTTTGCTTAGCCGCCATGCTCTCTCGTAGCATAGGGCGCAACCACTTGGCGCCACCCAATCGCATCCACTCCTCCCACTCGCTTATGGTTGCGCGTAACGCAATTGTTTTGCCGCTTTTGGTGTATTCGCTTTTAGGTCTTGGCATCATTTGTCTTTCGGTAAAGGGGGAAAACCTCGCCACCCCAAATGCGTTTTGTTTC